ACATAAAGTTGGGTCTGTATCGGAAATACAGTCGGAAGTAACTGCAAGTTAAAACGGGCGTTGATCTGGAAAGAGTCTCCGAATGATGCAGGAAGCAAGCACACGGGGGTTATGGCTCCGAACTTCATCGTTAAATTGTTCACAAACGATAAATCGAACGTCGAACGATTGACGCGGTCTATATATGAGTCCTTTTTGCGAAATATATTTGCCATAATTATAAGTTAACATTAATATCAGGGGTTTTTAATGTATCTACACGAGCATTGGTTGTTTGCTGCGTGCCTTGAGAGGAATTCTGGTTTTTCCAGAATAAGGACATAGATGCAGTGCAACTATCCAAAAGAATAGCCGCGGCTACTCCCAAAATGAAAGTAGTCGCAAGCTCAATAATTTTATAAATCTGTTGCTTAGTCATCTTCCGGCTCGATTAAGTACTGTTCATACATACCATCAGGCAATTGACGGTCAGTAACAATCAACTGCATAGCAGCAGAGAGAGGAATGTGTTCACGAATAACAGTCACGGCCGGAGTTTCATCCTGAGAATACAGGAATTTACGAGTTGTAAAAGTGACACGAGGCTCGTTGTCTTGCGCTGTAACTGAACAGCAATCTACGTTAAGTTTTACCATAATGTAAAAATTTTAAGTGAAACAAAAATTATTTGATAGGACTATCAGGTAATCATCCTTCATAAGTCCAGGTAATTCAAAGTGCGCAAACAAAATATAATCATCAAGAGATTCAAAAGTACGATAAACAATCTTATCCTTTTCATAATTCAACATCAGTTTCGGATATATCTTAGCATAAATGTACGGCATAGTTACAAAGTTTCTTTATAAATAGCAAGAATATTCTCGTTATCTGTTTTATATTTAACATACGTTATATCAATCTCAGGCTGAGTTGACATATATTCACTCATAAACTCATGATGTTCACGTTTAGCAGCAGTCATTCGTTTGTAATAATCAAGGTCGAACTCATAGGTTTCAAGCATAGTCAAAAGAGGCTCGAGAATATGCTCCATAACGATTAAGCTATCTTCCTGATGGATGGCATAAAAGTTTTTGGCATTATCGAAAATGAAGCGAGGAAAGCGTTCTACGCAAGTGTCAAAATTATAGAAAGGATACTTTTCGGAGAGACGTTTACGAGTAACATTAACCTCTTTATCAGGCATGCGAAGTTGTATCTGCCAAAGACATGCACGAAGAGACAGGAAATAATCAGCAAGCTGAATAGTATCGCGTATCTCCTTTCGGATAAGCATAGACGGGGTCGGATAAAGTTTCCGGCGGAAATATGCAGGTATAAATGAAGTGAAGCGTTCACCTGTAAACTTATCAACTATTTCAACGGTCAAGACGTCAGGATTCTGATAAAACCACAATACATGGTCAAGGCACCATTTGTAACCAAGACCGCCGCCACGGCGGGATGATAGGTAAAAGGTCGGTTTGCAACCGTATGGAACATCACTCTCTTTGCGCATATATTTCATACAGTACTGAATACCGCCTTGTGTACAAGGTTTACAATAGACAAAACCAAGTTCACCTACATAATCCCAATCAAAGCGATGATCAAGTTTATTATAAAATCGTTTTCGTACAGACCAAGCCTGATGAACAACCTTATAAACATCCATAGCAGACATATTAATAGGCATGTTCCACAGAATAAGATGATAATGAGGCAATTTCGTATGACTGCCATATTCAGCGGCGGCAAAATACCGTATTTTCTCATCATAGTTATAGTCTCTAACAAGAATTTGACGCAGGCGTTTAAGAAAATCTTGAACATGTTTTTTATCTACACCATCAACAGGACGGTGTACGGGATTATAAGTGAGAGTAATAAAATAGGGGACAGAACGGGACGATTGCGATTCCGCGACTGCACGAAACATCCATTCGCGGGCGTTCCTCTTTCGACAAAGACCACATTTACGACATGGAATTGCAAGAAACATTGGTACAACGTCATCATCACGGTCAACGGCATAAAAACTATCCTGCCATGATGTAAGGTTCTGGAAATCAATGTTTTTCGGCGAAAACAAGGCGTACGGAAAGTTCCAACGCCATGCAGCAAGTTGCATTTCCGGTACAAAAGTTGCATTTCCATCATAAACATATTTTCCGGTTTGTAAAAGTGCATCCTTAAAAGCAGGATTTAAGATATATTTAGGTTTTTCACAAAGAATATTTGTCATAATTTTTAATTTTTAATTTGGGCGTCCGGGCGGGCTATCCGCTCAAACAAATCGGCTTCGCCGATACTCGCTCCTATCCCTGACGCGCTTCACTTCGTTACGCAATGCATACGGAGGCGTCATCCAAGATGACAGAAAGGTATTCGCGCTACCGCGCTCATGATTTCATAATTTCCTTTAATCTCTCAAGATGTGCAAAGATAAAGTGTAGTTAAAAATATCGTTTATCAACCTGTACCAAACTATGTTAAAGTCGCTACGCTTTGTTTAACATAGTTTACTACAGAACGCCAAACGCTATTTTTCCCTACGCATTGTTTTATTGCACGTCTCGAAAGAAAAAAGGAAAAATATGCTTTGATGTTTGCGATAGATAAGAGACAGAATGGATAAGAACGCAAACCGAAGTTGGGAACTTCGTAGGGCTGTAGCCTTATAATGGTTATTGGGCAAGGCAACGCAGGGCGTTGCTCATTCAAATCTTTCACACAAGCTGAGCAATGTGTCAGTTGTGCTACTTATATCAAGTTAGACGATGCCGGATGCTACTCGCCCGGTCCACTAGTTAACTGACAAAAGTCAGTATAAGAGAATACCGCACGAGATGCGCGATTACAATACTCTGCATCAATGATACCTACAAATAAATATGTAGATTGGTATGTTTGTTGCATATAATCCACAAAAGATACAGCTCTATCAGCCATATCCAACTCTAAAGCTTGATAAGTTGTATTACAAGGTACATCCACTACTTTTATATACTCTTGTTTTTGTCTCCTAATGTTTAAATACTGCAAAAGAATGTCCATAATGTAATGTTTTAAAGGTTAATAATCTTGTTTCTTTCAACACTACAAAGATAGACATTCTTTATAAATTCGCCAAAAGTTTCACGTTAACTAATCATAATATTCATATGAAGTTCTCCGAGTAGTTACTCCACGATGAGTAGACGAGCTTTCCGATTTACTTTTAGGTTTACCTGAATTACTTGCACGAGGATTCGCAAAGGGAATAAAGGTAGCAACATCATTCAAAACAGAATGGACCTGATTCATACTACGTTCGAAATCATCCCAATTTTGGTCCTGGAGCAAGTCAAAGCGGAGGCGGTCCGCTTCCGCGCTTACCTTAAAGCCAAGAGTTTCGTAAAAAGACGATAACGCCTGATTACGTTTCTCGTCAGACTTCATAAGAGGAAGTTTACCTGCAAGTTCCTGAAAGGCAAGTTTAAGCTGCTCCTTAGAGACACCAAGCTGACCTTGCATAACCTTAAGTTTGCCATGCTCGATGAAACTATCCAAAGCAACACGAACATGACGTTCCCAAATACGAGAATCAACATCAGCAGCATTCGAAATCAAAAGGTCGATCTCAGACTTTATCTTAGAAATGGAAGCATTGATTTGTTCAACCATACTACGAGCCTCAGAGGCTTGAGCATCATTAAGATTAATCTTGCTACCATTAACAAGAATAGTACTTTCAATGGTATCGAGCTGACCTTGATTGAATGCATTACGAAATGAAGCATCAGAAGCAAGAATGTCATTCGTATGTTTCTGACCTTCAGTTTCAGCAGAGGTCTTAGCAACCTGAGCAGAAAGAGCAGAATCCGCAATAGCCTGAGAAGCAACACTACCAAGAGGCATATAACGGTTCATAGCAGAAGTATCAGCGACAGGACCAGAAGGAGTATGTCCGCCTTGTGCTTGAATAGATGAACCCTGTAATGCTCCATTAGTAGCATACAAATCAGGATTAATACCAGCAGCTTTCAAACGAGCCTGAACAGCAGCAGGAGTATTATACTCATTGTTAGACTGCCAGAGCTTATAATTCCAATCATTTTGAGCCTCACGTTCAGAGGTCTGCCATTTACGGGTCTTCTCAGCTTCTTCACGCGCCGCCGCGAGCTGTTTATCAACAGATTGATTTTGAGAATGAGCACCAAACAGGTTGGAGATGCCCGAAAGAGCACCTCCAACTATTGCACCAAAAGACATTATTGTAACTGTTTACGCTTTTCATTGTAGGCGGCTACAATCTTAGCGCGAGCATCACGTTGTGCATTCCAAATATCAGCAATATCCTGACCACGACGATATTCGACAGGAACAATCCAGCTTTCCTCATCCATAAAATCATCAGACGGTAGCTGAGAAATATTCTGAGCAGATATAGGTACACCAGCTTTAGCAGCTTCATACATTTGGGCGGGAGTATAGGCAAGGTCACCACGCACAGGAAGTTCGCCAGGTTTCCGAGTGCAAGTACATGTGTGGGTATTCCAAGCATGAATTACAACTTGTTTCATAATTATTCAATGTGAGGTATTGAGTTACGAGGAATAGTAGTTTTCTTAGTAATATCAAAAGCAATACTACCTAGAATCTTATCACCATTTTCTGAGGTCATTGCAAACACATCATTAACATGGTCGGGGTTAACGAGCAAGAAATCTTTAGAAAGCTCAGGGGCCTTGTCAAACACACGATTGATAACGAAATTACGCATAGAATCGCGAAATTCGCCGTGAACTTCATCAAAAGATGCAATCAAATCCCAATAAGCGCGCTGATAACCGAATACATTATTAACATTTTTAGGGTTAACAGCAAAAGCCTGATACGGACACAAATGTTTGTACAACATCGGTTGATAGCTGATATTGTTGAATTGGGGAAAATGCCAATCCAAAAGATTCATGCGCGTAAAGTGAGGCGGCAGTAGCTGAGAATAGTTAGCAGCAGGCACGACAGACATAACTCCGAGAATATAACCATCTTCCGGACAATATTTACGGATAACATGACGCATACCAGATTGGAGCGAACCTTGACCAGCAAAAGCACCGAGAGGATTACCTTCGGTCGGGGTAGTCTGAGTAACTTTATATACAGGTATAGTGTCAGAGATACCACCGAGGAATTCAGGCATCATAAGTTCATCATAATCCAAATTGACATCAAAGAGGCCTTTTACAAGATTCTTGTAGCGCGGAGACTGACGGATACGAATCTCAAGGAAGCGTTGAAGTGAATTAACATTACGAAAATCTGAAATAGATATACCTGAAGTAGCCATTCCTATAAGATTTCTAACAACATCTGCAGGTGCATTAGAAGACTTGACTTGGAAACCTGTAACAGTATCTCCGTCATCAGCAGTTTCAAGCTGTGCACGATATTCAGTTCCGGCAGCGTCACGGAATGTAGCTTCACCAAGAGAAGTAATACCTACAAGAGGCGCGATACCTGCCTGAGGAGACTGCAAAGCAGTGGTATAAGCATCAGGTTCCCAATTAGCATAATGCAACTGATATTTATAAGTATCAGTTACATTATGCAAATTGGGAGCCTGATGCGTATACTACTGCCTTGCAGTCTCCTCAAGCCGGTGTAGCTCCTCTTGTAGGCATTACTTCTCTTGGTGAGGCCACATTCCGTGATGCTGCCGGAGCTGAATATCATGCTCAACTTGAAACCGCTGATGATGGTGATACTGTTACAGGTTTTCAGGTTAAGTCTTCTAATGCACCTGCAGATGTTGTTAGAAATCTTATAGGAATGGCTACTTCATGTATATCTATTTCAGATTTTCGTAATGTTAATTCACTTCAACGCTTCCTTGATTTTCCTG